CCTTCCTTTCTTCATAATTTGCCTTTTCGAGTTCGTCTGTATTCACCGTGTTAGTGAGGACGATATTTCTATCGTCGCTCACATCAAGGTGTTGTTCTTGTAAAAAACCTTCGCTCAATTAAGCCTCCAATTTATCAACCAATGGTGATAAAAGAATTTGCCTCCGGCGAACGGCATTCCATAGTCAACTGACCAGTTACTACCTTACCGTTCATCAGAGAGTCTTTAGGACGTTCATAAGTTTTGAACGGAATCAGATAAGCCAACTTCCAATATTCAGTTTGCAGTAAATCAACACGAGTATCGGGTTGCATACGATGCAGAACAGTATTTACCAGACCAAAGTCAGATTCGTAAACGTCTACAATCTGTTTAATCTTGGTGGAGTCTGCACTGCGTTCACGATGTGCGTTACCAGTGAAGTTAGAGATAATTCTCTTATTCGGGCCAGATACTACGCAAATATCGGGAGTACCGCCTACCTTCCATGCCGCTTGAATAGCGTCATTCAATTTTTCTTCGGTCAGTTCGTCTGCTTCTACTTCGTTTACATTGTTGAAGTAAGGAACGCCGCCAAACTTACCTTGGACAGTAGCAGTGCCCTGTACTTTAGTTGTGTTGTTTACAATAGCGTATTCAACGTCCAGAGCAATCATTTTCAGAGTCTTGGCTAATTGATAAGCCATTTCAGACTTAACGCCCGCTTTCAGAACCGCTTCTTGAGAATCGGATACCATGCAATCCCGCATGAAAATCTGAATGTAGTTTTCCAATTTCACACGAGGAGTAGCGGGTGTAGAACTAAACGGCTGATTTTCCAATTGGGCATTTTCACCGGGAGTTCCCAGAGAATCAGTCAGCCAAGAATGTACCATACCAGTAACTTTAGAACGACCAAATTTGTTCATCAACGGAGTTTCGTCCGGGGAGATATTAGTAATAATATCCAGTAAATCTTCACGGTTGCCAACCGCAGAATATGTATATGTTGCCAAAAGAATTCACCTCAAAATATTTTAATCTAAGAATCCCCTTTCTAACAGAATCTTCGCCTTTTGTTCGGTTGTCATATGACCGAATTGTTTAAAGTCGATTTTGTTCTGTCTCTTGCTCTGTGTAATCGGGGTATTACCAGAGTGTTCTACTACGGGAACAGTTGGTTTCTTCTTCTGTTCCACCTTCTTAATTGCTTTAGAGTAATAATCTTTCTGCATCGTTTTGAAGAATTCTCTCAGGGGTTCCGGATTACCATCATTGTATGCTTGTTTTAGGCGGTTAAATTGGCTAACAGGAATGTTCTGCATAGCATCATTAAGGTTCGCCATAATTTCATCATACTTAGGTTCTTCGCTACGTAATTGTGCTTCAAGATTGTCGATATTCTGTTGTCTTGCCATCATAGAATTACGCTGATTTAACAACGCCTGTTTTGCTTCTACTACGGCATTAATGTGGTCAAAGTCTAATTCAGACAAATCATCGGGACTATCTAACCCAAGATTACGTGCGGCGATGCGTTTAGCCACTGCGTTTAAATCTTCTCCAGTCTCCTATGTCTGTTGTTGCGGTTGAGGTTGATATTGCGGTTGAGGTCTATACTGTTCGAATTGACGCCGTTGTTCTGCCAACGCTTGCGTTTTCTGAGTATAGTCTTTCTGCCTCATATACCCACGCAGTAATTCTTCCTGCGTTACCTCAATTTCTTCACCATCTACTTTAACCTTGTATTTCGGTTCCTCTACATCTGTTTCTTGAGATTCGTCATTATCGGTTTCGTCGGGTTGTTCTTCTTCCTGTTCCTGCGCTGGTTCAGATTCGGAGTCCTGTTCGCCTTTATTGTCGAATTCGTCCGTATTCCACTGTAAATCACCGTTTTCATCAAGATAGAACTCCGGTTCGGGGTCTTCCCTCTCCTGTTCTTGCGGAGTCCCCTCTTGGGGTTGTTCCACTTGTTCTTCTTGAGTATCAACTTGTTGGTCTTTTAATTCTTCGTCCATTAATCCTCCTACCGAGTTTCTCTCTGGAATTGTTCGGTTGCTCTCTCAATGCCTACTTGGACTTTTGCTATTAATAGGGGTTCTAACCCCTTAATATATTTTAAGACCGCCCTTCTTTCTCTCATTTCATCAGAGGGGCATGTCATTAAAAGTTTTAGTTGTTTTTCTTTCTCTTCTTCAAGGAAATTATGTAAAAAGGCTACCGCACCTTCTGCATGGTAGCCTTCTTCAATTAATTCTTGCGGTGTTTTTAATCTTCTCATTAAAATTGTCCATCCCGTCTATTAGGGTCTGTGCTACCGGGTTGCGGAGCCATTCTCTAAATAAACTGTTGCGTACTCAATCCTGCATTCTCCGGGGCACCGGGGTCGGGGTTCATAGGTTGCTTACCCTTCGGTTGTTGTTGTTCTGCCTATGCCTGTGCCGCCTATCTATCATAAATCCCCGCATTTTGTGCCGCCTGTTGCATACTACCATTCATCATCTACTGCATACCTTGTTGTAATGCGGGAGGATTCTAACCTGTTTCTTGAGCGTATTTCATCATCATCAACATTTGAGGTGGAACGCCCATCATTTCCGCTTGTTTAATAATATCGGGCGGGTAAATGAAGTCAGAAACATTTTTATATCCTAACGCCTCAACGAGTCTACCGAACGCATAAGAAATATGTTCTGGAGCCGCAAGACCTACTTGTAATAGTTGAGGATACATCCCTAACAGTAATTGCATTGCCTGTGCCTGTTGTTGTTTACTTCCTGCAACAACGCCAACATTTACAGTAATGTCAATAGTACCCTCTAAATCTTCTGGATAAATGGGTTTAGGTTTATCTGTAACACGGATAAAGGTTTCTTCAGTGATGTACATTTGATTCATCTTAATCATATGACGGAATAATTGTTTAATACCCGTTTCCGCAAAGATGCGGGCAATCAATTCCAATCTCTGATTAGATGCGTTCATAATTTGAGTAATACCAGTAGCGGTCTTATTCAGACTGTTTGCGTCCATGCCTTGATTATAACGTGTAATACCAGTACGATTTTCTTTCATGGTATTCATGTATTCAAGGAATTGGAATACTTGCGGTTGAAGTTGCTCTATAGGAGTCCACATAACCGCTTGTCTTGGGTCGCCTGACACACGAACCGCCTTACGACCATCAATAAATTCATTAGGGTCTACCAATGTATCAATATTGAGAAACGCCTATTTATTATTATTAATGGCAATATTGTAGATAATCTATTTTAAAAAGGCTGTATTTAAATCCTGTAATTCCCCGACCAAATCTGCAATACCACGACGGGGGAATAATCTTAACGTATCACGGATAGGACTGATTACAAAGAACGGATGACGACCCATTGTATTTTCTTCCAAACGGACAATGGTATTACCGACCATCGTAATAATCATATCTTCCAGAATACCGTCATTATTAATATCCGTCTTAACGTAGCATTCATACAGAAGATATTCTTTCTTTGCATCTTCTTTACCACGGTCATTAATTTTATCGTATGCACGTGGGTTTAAGTCCGTTTCATAATCGGTACGTTGGATAGAACCATCTGTCCCTTCGTCCTCGATTACGTCCTCTATATGTTGGAATACTCCCTCTCGTTCTCTCCTACGTAAGTAGTCTAAATTCACGATTTTTCTGTGTGCCACAAAATCAACATTTTCCAGAGATTTCGCCTCTGGACTGAATCTAAATTCAGAAGGAGGAATTACTTCCAACTTTGGCTAATTCTTTGTAATATTAGTAGTTTCTTCGTATTCAACGTTCAAAATTTCCGGGGCTAATTGTTCCACGGATAAAACGTTGATACGAGGATTGGTCTGTAAATTCATTAATTCTTCGGGAGTCATAACTAATTGTTTGGACTCTATAGTAGATTCCCTTTCCCAATAGCATTTTACAATACCAAGATTATCTATAAGAGAATTTTTAATCCAGTCGTAGAAAATAAGGAAGCCATCGTTGCATCGCTCTAATTGATATTTAATCAATTCGGAGTGTGCGGCGGCGGCTTTTTCGTCCTATTCGCTATTAACACCCTGTAATTTACAGATGTCTTCGTTTCCAAAGAACACTTTAATCAATGACGGAATCGCCCACTCTACAGTATCGTGGAAATCACTGGCGGTCCCGTCAGAGATATTTGTTAAGTGAGGGAATTTATCCTTATAGTATTTTGCGTCACTTTCGTAAACCTTATGTCTACGTATGACTTCGGGTTCAATTTCTTCTTGATAGTAGTGGTCGGCTCTGTCGATTTCCCTTTTTACGTTTTCACGTATTTCCTCCAATTTCTCTTCGGAAATACCATACTCTTGAAGGGTTTCCTGTGTCTCTCCCGGACTCTCTACTACAACGCCGTCTGCTATTTCTGGCATTTCGTTTACATAACCTTCTTGCGGAGCAGGAGGGTCGGGCATAACCACGTCCTATAATGCCATCGTGTCTTCTTCGGGTAATACTCCCGGTATCATTTCTTCGGGCATTTATCCACCTCCTTACAACGCCCCTGCGTAAATATTACTTCTAATTCTTGAATTCCTCTTTATTGGGGTAACTGCAATCTGTTCTACGTAGGCAAGGGAATCTAATAAGTCGTCGTGTACCCCATGAGGGAACGCCAACATTTCGCCCTTTAATTCTGTCCACCAATCTCCTGCATTTTCTGGAATCCATACAGAACCAGAAGAAAATCTGGGTTGTAATGCAGAAATACGTTCTTCTTTTTTTCTCTACGCCTTTAATTGTGTAATAGTAAAAAACATATTCCTCCGTGGCATTTCCTTTTCTAAGAAATGACTTAATGCCGCCTAATATGCGACCTTTTCCACGCCAACCTTCTACGGAGACCATTTACCAACCATACGAAAGATTTCGTCGATTGTTTTAGTGGGGTCATACCTACCAAATGAACAATCCAGTATAAACCAATGATTATCTTTATTTACCCCTACCACCATGATAGAAGTAAAATCTGCCGTAGCCTTTTGGCTAATTGCCAAGTCCACTGTCATAAATATATTTAATTCGGGAATACGTAAATCCTTCCATCGGAATTCTTTAAAATATTCCGTCTTAAATATCTAACTATCCGGGGAAATTGCTTCACACATTCTTTCACGATACCAAATATCAATTTTACCCAATTTTTCATAGGTCTCTCGTTCGTTATCAATGAATTCTTTAGTGTATTTCCCCGCCCATGTAGGCTCTCCATCCCGTAATATAGGGATTCGTTCTGCCTAAAAACCAAGGTATTCTTTATTATTAATAACTCGTTCTATCAGACAGGCTTCACCCAAATTGTTACCAATCATAAAGATACGGCACTTTTTGCCCAAAAAGGCGATGTCTGATAAGAACCAATTATAGTCTTTTTCTAAGACTGTCTCTGAACCCATATCTTCCAAATCCTACGGGTCATCAATGATAATCAATTTAGGTCTTGTCTCACCGTGTAACAGACCACGGACAGAAGAACCTTTGCCGTACGCATCTATGCGTACATTTATGGGATTTCCATAAATGTCTTTAACGACAACCTCAAATGTTTTATCGTTATTCTTTTTGACCTCTATAAGATTGGAACACAATTTAGGGTCTGCCAGATAGTCCTCTGCCAAGTCCTTAAGACGGGCAGATGCGAGGGTCTGGTTC